CACGCCGCTGGCGACTTTCGACCGGCGGGCAGTATTTCGCGACTGGAATACACGGGCCGACCGCCGGGCGCCGCGCCGATCTCATCGTTATAGATGACCCTGTTAAATCGCAGGCTGAGGCAGATAGCGCCGGCGCGCGGGACGCGGTGTGGAACTGGTACAGGTTCGATCTAATTACCCGACTCACGCCGGGCGGTCGGATCGTCCTGATCATGACACGCTGGCACGAGGACGATCTCGGCGGCCGGCTGATCGCTCAGAACGAAGCCGCCTGGCGAATCCTGCGTCTGCCGGCGTTGGCCGAACTGAACGATCCGCTGAAGCGTCCGCTCGGCACGCCGCTCTGGCCCGAACGGGAAGATGCCGCCGCGCTTATGCGCAAGCGCGACGCGATCGGCGAACGTGCGTGGTCCGCTTTGTTCCAGCAAACGCCGCGGCCGCGCGAAGGCAGTCTTTTCAAGGTCGATCGCATCGCCGTCCTCGATGCAGCACCCGATCTGCTTTCGTCGCGCTCGGTCCGTGCTTGGGACTTGGCGGCAACGTCGAAGGACGATGGCAACGACCCCGATTGGACCGTTGGACTGAAACTGCACCGCGATGAGGGCGGCCGCTTCATTGTCATGGATGTCGTACGCCTGCGCGGCTCTGCGTGGGACGTCGAACAATTACTGGTTGACACGGCAAAGCGAGACGGATCCGACGTGGTGGTGGCGCTGCCGCAAGATCCGGGATCGGCCGGCAAGGTCGTTGCCTCGACCTATTTGGCCCTGCTCTCAGGCTTCCCGGTAATCATTTCGCCCGAAACCGGGTCGAAGGTCACTCGCGCCACACCTGTCGCCGCCCAGTTGGAAGGGGGCAACATCGCGATCGTCCGAGCCGACTGGAATCTCGCATTCACAGAAGAGTTGCGCGACTTTCCGCTTGGCCGAAAGGACGATCAGGTCGATGCGCTGTCCCGTGCCTTCGCGCGACTCGTCCTCACGGCCCCGCCGACGCGGCGTTTGAGCTTGAACTTCCTCGCGCGCTGAACAGCGTACTCCCTCCGGAACAGTGACAGGCCGGCGGCCATATACGGCTTTCGCCATCAGGACACCGAATGTTCGAGACAATTTGCGATCTGATCCCGCGTGACAACGATTACCCTCCGCGGACTCGCGTGCTCGACATCTTGAAGCGCGTTTTGGAAGGCAAGCTCTACGACGTGCTGCCCTACCAATTCCACGAGGAACGCGGCGCAGGCGGCGACTACATTCCGCTTCGTAACCGCCGCCCATCCGTTCGCTACGCCTTGTGTCGCGTGGTGGTCGAAGACAGCGTGTCGCTGCTGTTCAGCGAGGGGCACTTTCCGACCATAGACTGTGCCGACCAAGCTGTTCGCGGCGCGCTGGCCGACATCGCCAAGGAAGCGCGGCTCAACCAGGTAATGACCGAAGCGGCAATCCGTGGCTCGGTCGGTTCCGTTGCCCTGTTGCTACGCATCCTTCGAGGGCGGGTATTCGTAAACGTTCTCGACACGACTTATCTGACCCCCACTTGGTCGGCGGATGAGCCCGACACTCTCACTGCGGTGACCGAGCGCTACAAGGTTGCTGGCAGTGTCCTGGTTGCCGCGGGATACGAAGACCTGCCCGATCCGGACGCCGATTTCTGGTTTATGCGAAGTTGGAATTGCGAATCCGAAACTTGGTTCGTTCCGACGCAGGTAGGTGAAACAGCCGATCCGGTGATCGACGATCTTCGCACCGTCCAGCACGACCTGGGTTTCGTCCCCGTGGTCTGGGTGCGCAACCTGCCCGGACTATCGGCCACCGGAAGCGCGGATGACGGCGCCTGCACTTTCCGAGCCGCCATCGAGACCCAAATTGAGATCGACTACCAACTCAGCCAGGCGGGCAGGGGCCTCAAATACAGCAGCGATCCGACGCTCCTTATCAAGGAGCCGGCATCGACCGACCGTGAAATCGTCAAGGGCGCCGGCAACGCGCTGGTTGTCAGCGAAAAGGGCGATGCGAAACTGCTGGAGATCGGGGGCACCGCGTCCGCGGCCGTCATCGACTATGTCCGAACGCTGCGCGAGTTCGCCCTGGAGAGCGTACATGGCAACCGCGCCAACGCCGATCGGCTATCCGCCGCACAGTCGGGCCGCGCATTGGAGCTTTTGAACCAGGGTCTGATCTGGCTCGCCGATAATCTGCGCATCAGCTACGGCGAGGGCGCGCTGCTGCAACTCGGCCGCATGATCTTGCGTGCGGCGCAGACCTATCCGCTGATCATCATGGGTCAGCAGGACCCGGCCTTGGATCCCGCGGTCAGGCTGTCCCTCAAATGGCCGCGTTGGTACGCGCCGACAGCTGATGATCGTCAGAAGGACGCACAGACCCTTTCGACGCTCGCCGCCGCAGGTCAGATCAGCCGCGAGACAGCGGTAAAATCCATAGCAGATACCTATGACATCGCCGATGTCGCCGACGAGATCGCTCGTATCAAGTCGGATGAGAATGCCGAAGGGAAAATCTGATGTCGAGTGTCGATGTCCAGGCTGATGATCCGAACGCCGCCGTCATGGCGGAGTTGCGGGCGCGTGCCGACACCCTGGAGCGTCAGCTGACGGAGCTTCAACGCCATACCGAGGTGCGTCTCGTCCGTGCCGAATTGAAGGCCGAAGCGGTGCGGGCGGGCATGGTCGACCTCGATGGACTGCGCCTCATCGATCTTCCTGCCCTCAAACTGAACGAGCGGGGCGAGGTCGTGGGCGCCGCGACGCTGATGCAGGAGCTGCGCAAGAGCAAGCCATGGTTGTTCGGAGCCACCGCGCAGTCTTCGTCCAGCCCGTCCAGCCCGCCGCCTGTGTCGCCATCGAAGCAGAAACTGGCAACCGAGATGACCGATGCGGAGTACCGCGTCGCTCGCGCCGCCATCCTGAAGCAACGCTCCTGACCCGACCGACAATCGGTCAAACCACTGATTTGAAGGATAGAACGCAACATGCCCATCCAGAACTTTCCAGCCGCGCTTCAGCCGATCATTCAGCAGGGCTTCCTTGAGCGCGAATTCCAGCAGGCATTGCGGTCCCGTCTGGGATATCGGGCATGCGCGGACCGCGAAGTCATCGCCGTCGGCATCGGTGAAACGCTCACCAAAACGCGGGCTGGGCTGAAGCCGACCGTCACCACGCCGTTGGCACCCGCGACCAACACGAATCTCGACAACGGCCTGACGCCGACCAGCTGGGGCGTGGAGCAGTATACGCTTTCCATCAACCACTATGCTGCGACCACCGATCTCAACATGGTCACGAGCCGGGTCGGCATCGCAAGCCAGTTCTTGCAGAACGCCTACGTGAATGGCGAGCAGGCGGCGCGCAGCCTCGATGAGATCGCTCGCAACGTATTGTTCAACTCCTATTTCGGCGGCAACACCCGTGTGCGCGTCACGCTCGCGTCGGCCGGCGTCAACCTTTCCGTCGATGACATCCGCGGATTCCAATACGCGTTCGTCAACGGCGTGCAGGCTGCTGTCAGTTCTACCAACACACTTACGGTTACCGTTGGCAGCAATGTCTACACGCTGGTCGGCGCGGTCGCGGATGCCACCAACGTTGCCACGGCGCCAAATGGCACGTCTGGTGTCCTGACTTTTGCCACCAGCGTCTCGGTGGCCGATGGCACTGCCGGCAACACCGTTACCGCGTCCACGGCGTCGGTGATCGTCCGTCCCTCGCAGCGCGGCAATACGGGTTTGCTGGCCGCCGGCGACACGCTGACGATGAGCTGTCTGCTGGATTCGGTGTCGAAACTGCGCATGAACGCCGTCCCCGAGATCGACGGCGTGTATAACTGCTATCTCGACCCCATATCGGCACGACAGCTCTTCGCCGACCCAGACTTCAAGCAGTTGTTCCAGGGGGCGACATCGGCGAACCAGGTCTTCCGCCAGGGCATGGTCAACGGTTTCCTTGGTCTCCGCTTCATCCCGACCACCGAATCGTACGTGCAGCCCCACCCGACACTCGCCGGCCTGATGGTCCGCCGGCCGATCATCTGCGGTCAGGGCGCGCTGATCGAGGGCGATTTTGCCGGCATGGCGACGGAAGACGTGGCACCTGCGGACTCGATCGTCACTATCGTCGATGATGTCGCCATGGTCACCCGTGAGCCGATCGACCGGCTGCAGCAGATCATTGCCCAATCCTGGTATTGGATCGGCGGGTTCTGCACACCCTCGGATACCACGACAAATCCCACCACGGTGCCGACTGCGACGAATGCGGCGTTCAAGCGGGCCGTGATGGTCGAGCATATCGGCTAAACAACCGGCTCGACGACTGACCTCGCGATTTTATCGTCACACAGGACGGACCGACCATGGCCATTGGTTCAATCATGCCGTTCCGTCCTACAGGGACGGTTTCCCTCGCGGCGACCACGACATCTGCGAGCGTCGCGCTCGCCGGTGGTGGCGACTCGATTGTCGTCACGAATATCTCGGCGTCGCTGGCCTATGTGCGCTTCGGGGCAGATCCGTCTGTCGCCGCTACGGTGGCTGACATGCCGGTTCTGCCCAATTCGCACGTCATGCTCGGCGTCAATTCACTCATCGGCAATGCGGCGGCCATCCTTGCTTCGGGCAGCGGGACCGTTCTGTTCACCCGCGGGGATGGGTCATTTCTCTGATGTCGTTCCTCGATTCCGAAAAGACCGATATCAGACGGTTTTGCGGCTACCCGGCCTATGGCGGCACGCCCGCAGGTTTTCAGAACTGGCGCTTCTACCAGGCGTACGGGTTGCTCGAGTTTCGCATGAACAACCTGTCGGCGGCCGAGGAGGCGATCGTTCGGCGTTACCTTGCGAACCTGAATGTCCTGGAGACGGCCGTGCCGATGGCCGCGCAGAACCTCGATACCGATCAAGCGGCGGTCTGGACCCACAATCGGGAAGAGGTCGCCGACCGCACGGCGCTCCTCGACGACTGGCGTCGGCGGCTCTGCTCCTTTTTCGGTCTTCCGCCGGGGCCGGGCCTGGCATCCTCCGGCATAGCGATCGTGGTTTGAATGGCGCGCGATCATATTCAGGACAGGATGCGGTGGGGGCTGAACGTAGCCGCGCGGCATATCGGTGCGACCACCGATGCCTATCGTCCATCCAGCACCTCGTCTCCAACGGCACCGTGTAATCGGTATCTGCGGCTTCATGCGGCATTCACCGCGCCCGACAATCGCTTCCTGCGTCCCAGTGGCTACGGTTCAGCCATCTGGCACGGTATTTTCGATGCCGCTTACACCCAGGTTGGTGATTACCTTGTTCAGAAGGGCGATGTCTGGTTTATCGCCGCCCAGCAGGATCTCTTGCCCGTATTGTGCGTGAAGGCGGAACGTGTGGTTTCGTTTTCGCGTTCCGATGGGCCATCGAGCACGGGCGTCAACACCTATAGTGGTGTCACCACCGATACGAACACACCGCTGCTCACCGACTGGCCGGCCAGCATTCTGGGTGTCGGCGGGTCAGGAACACCGCATGCCGATCTGCCCTCGGATCAATCGATTCCCTATTGGACAGTCCTGATGCCAGCCTATGGCGACGTCGTCCTGCTACCCGCCGATCTTATGCAGGACGATCTCGGGCGAAACGCCACCGTTGCGGCTGCCGAGCTGACCTCGCTCGGCTGGCGCATCACGGTTCAACAGTCGAGCACCTGATGGCCGACCAGTCGGATGTCGAGACGGCGCTCGTCGCGCTGGTGTCCGCCGCCGTCTACCCGACCGGCACCGACTCCAATAGCGTGCCGGGTCCGGTCTGTCGCATTTATCGTGGCTGGCCAAAGGCGGCGGCGTTGAACGCCGATCTCGCCGCCGGTCGCATTAACATAACGGTTTTTCCTGCCAGCCCCGCTGTGCGCAACACGACCCGCTATCCCGACCAATGGGCGACAACCGCTGTCGTGCCGTCGCTCACGGTAACGGTCGCCGGCATCACCGTCACCTTCGGGGGCACAGCATCGATTGGCCAGCTCGCCGGCGTGCGGGTCGATGGACAAGCCTATCCATATCGAACGACAGCAACCGACACACCGGCGTCGGTCGCAGCCAATATCGCCGCGCTGGCTCGGGCGAATGGTATCGTCACGTTAAGCCAAGCTTCGCTCACCTTCCAAGGTGCCGGCGAGGTGCTCGCACGGGTTGTCGCCGATGCGTCGGGCTCGATGGAAGTCCCTCGTCAGATACAGAGTTTTCGTATCATCTGCTGGTGCTCAACGCCGCTGCTCCGCGATGCCACGGCCAGTGCGATCGACGTTTCTCTTGCGGCCATGCGCTTTATCACGCTGGCAGATGGTACGGCCGCACGATTGGTGTTCTCTGGCACCGCGACCTTCGACCAGTCACAGGACGCGATCCTGTACCGCCGCGATCTGATTTACTCGGTCGAGTATGCCACCACCGTCACCGCTCTGCTGCCGTCGATGCTGTTTGGCAGCCTTGACCTGAACGAAGCGAACTTTATTGAATAACTGGAGACGTAATGAATATTCATCTGGTGGTGGTGAAGCCGTTCGCCGGCCTCGCCAGGGGCGACGTCGTCACCGATGAGGTGCGTGTTTCCCAGATCTTGCGCAGCGAGCAGGCGGCGCACGTCGTGCGCGTCGTCGCTTCATCGCAAAAGGAGGGCTGAGCAATGCCCATAGTCCAGCAGGGAAGTATCAACACCACCGCGCTCGTGGTTCCCGATCTTTATGTGCAGATTGTGCCGCCGCAGAACCTCGTTCTCAATGGCGTGCCGACGAATGTCGTCGGTGTCGTCGGCACCGCACCCTGGGGCCCGGTCGGGCAGCCGGTCATTGTCGCCACGATGACCGATTACGCCCAGACGTTCGGCCCGATAATCGCGCGGAAATATGATATGGGCACGCAGATCGCAACGGCCGTGCAGCAGGGCGCGCAGAATTTCCGCTGTGTCCGGGTCACCGACGGAACCGATACCGCCGCGCAGGTCGCCGTAACCAACACCACCTTCATCTTCACTGCGCTCTATACCGGGTCGCTGGGAAACCAGGTTGTGGTGACCATGGGAAGCGGCTCGCAGGGTGGCACGTGGCGACTGACTGTGGCCCTTCCGGGGATTGCTCCCGAAGTTTACGACAACATTGCTGGCACGGGAGCAGGATTCTGGACCGCGCTCGCTGCCGCCGTGAACCAGGGCCAGGGTCTGCTCCGTGGTCCGTCCCAACTGGTGATCGCGAGCGCCAACGGTACCACAGCCGCGCCGGCGGCATTCACGCTGACTCTCGGCACGGGCAGTGGGGCTACCGCGGGCACCGACGGCGCGACCAGTATCACCGCGGCGACGCTGATAGGGTCGGACATCCTGCCGCGGCACGGTATGTATGCCGTCCGTGGCCAAGGCTGTGGCATTGCGCTGCTGGCCGATGCGGACGATCCGACACAATACACCACGCAGGCTGGCTTCGGTTTGCAGGAAGGCGTCTACATGATGCTCACTGGCCCAGCCGGCGACACCATCACAAATGCCGTCGCAATGAAGCAGCAGGTGGGCCTGGACTCGTATGCCGCAAAGCTGATGTTCGGCGATTGGCTGTGGTGGTCGGATCAGGTCAACGCGACAACGCGGCTTGTCTCACCGCAAGGCTTCGCGGCAGGGCGCCTTGCCAACCTGTCGCCCGAACAGTCCAGTCTGAACAAGCAGCTCTACGGCGTCATAGGCAGCCAGAAATCGGGGTTGCCGGGCTCCGGGCAGACCACCAGCTACTCGTCGGCGGACCTCTCCGCGCTGCTCAGCGCGGGTATCGACGTCATCGCCAATCCGCAGCCGGGCGGCAGCTACTGGGGTGTGCGAGGCGGTCACAACTCGTCGTCGAACGCCGCTATTGACGGCGACAACTACACCCGCCTCACAAACTATATCGCCGCCACGCTGGCAGCGGGCATGGGTCAGTATGTCGGCATGGTGATCAACGCCAACTTGTTCCAACAGATCCGGGCAACCCAGCTCAGCTTCTTGCAGAACATGTTGGGCCAGGGTCTGCTCGGCAGCACCGATTGCTCGCAGCCGTTCAGCGTCGTGTGTGACACGTCCAATAATCCGCCGGCGCGCACTGGCCTCGGTTACGTGCAGTCGGACGCTCAAGTGCAATACCAGGCGATCAACGAGAAGTTTATCGTCAATATCGAGGGCGGTCAGACCGTGCAGGTTTCGGTCCAGACATTGCCAAGCGGCCAGTCGTCGTAAGGAGATCGCACAATGGCACTGAACAACTTCTCCGTCGGCCGCGATACCCAGCTGGTCGTCATCGGTTCGTCCGGCCGTATCGATCTGTCGCATGTCACCGGGTTCGAGGCGCGGCAGCTCACGCAATCTGTCCGGGTCGATCGGCTGGACGGCAAGCAGATGGGGACCGAATTGCCGAAGGGTTGGGAAGGCAGCTTCGATATCGAGCGAGGCAATTCGGCGGCAGACGATTTCATCTCGGCAGCGGAGCAGGCGTATTACAGCGGCAGCCAACCCGCTCTCGGCACGATGTACCAATACATAACGGAACCCGACGGCTCGACGTCTACATACCAGTACGACAGCGTCACCTTCCGGCTTTCCAGCGCGGGTCAATGGAAAGGTGATGCCAGCGTAAAGCAGAAGCTGGATTTCTTTGCCTCCAGACGACTTCGGATTTGACGGAGGATAATCGGTGGGACCAGCATCGGGAATCGTCGCGGCGGCAGCGGCAGCAAATGTCGCAACGACTGCTGAAGGAACGCGGCTGACATTGCGGCGGCTGAATGCGCTGGACAAGTTGCGTCTTTTCAAGGCCGCCGGACCTCTGCTCTCGCAAAACGAACCATGGCTCGGGATGGCATTGCTGGCATCGTCGGTCGTTGCGATCGACGATGTTCCAGTACCGCTCCCGGCTACCGAACAGCAGATCGAGGCTATGGTTGCACGGCTTGGCGACGCCGGCATTGCGGCAGTCGCTGCGGCAATGCAGCCGGATCCAACGTCTCAGCCTGCCGACATGGTGGCCAGCGCGGGAAACTGAGCAGGCACCCCGATCTGATCGATTGCCTTTTCCTGGTCAGAAACGGGGTGCCTTTCGACGTTGCCTTCAATCTGCCCGATGACGAGCGGCTTGCCTATGTGGTTGTGCTCGGCACGTTGGCCGGCCACGTCTTCGATTGGCAGGCGATGCGATGGAAGGAACAGGCATGACGCTCATAAGGGGCTTGCGTCAGGCCGAGGAGCGCTTGGCTCGCATCGATATCTCCGAACCAACAACTCAGGCCCTCGCGTCGGCCGCTCAGGATCTCGACGCGAAGGTCGTAGAAGTCCTCTCGCAGCCGCCAGGCCAGGACCACAGCGTGCCTTGGCTGCGTACGGGTGCTTTGCGCGCCTCCATCGGTCACGACAGCGACGCTACCGTCGCGGTTGTTGGCTCGTCGAGCGACGTGGCAGTCGACCAGGAGCTGGGGACGCGGACAGTCCCGCCTCGCCCGTTCCTTGCGCCTACCGCCGCTGCCGCGGCCGACGAGATCGCGACCGCGATCGCCGCGACGCTGGCGCACTACCTGGCGGGTCGTTGACATGATCGACGCTTACACGATCGGAATAACGCTCGCGCTGGAGGATGGCGTCTCCGAAGGTATCGTGGCGATCCGGCGTGACTTGGCGGCGCTCGATGCCGCGGTCGCGGACAGCGCGGCACGATTGCTGATGCTCCGCAAGTTGGCGGCCGGGCTCGCGGTGCCCAAGCCAACGGCCGAGATCACGCAAACCGCAGCCCTCTTTGCGCCGGCGGCCGGTCGCCCGCAGCCCGTCGCGGCGCCAGTTGCAACGACTACGGAAGTAACAAAATTCGTCGCTGGGTGCGGATTCCGACGAAGCCGGCCGGTTATTCCAGAGCGAAGCCGGCCATGCATTCCAACTTGATCGCGGCCACCCTACCGATCTGATCCCGGCCGGGTAGCGTCGTCTCGTCGGGTCGGTTTTGG